AGATAGGGCGCTCTTTTTATACCCAAAATCAGAAAGGACGGATATTATGGACGAAAAAGCAATAGAAATTGTGAAAGATTACATTGGAGAACATCTTGATAAATCAGATATAAAGCCTGATTTTGAAGTTTATACAGTATGGAAATGCAAGGCATTGCAGAACTGGAAATACTTGCTTTCAAGTACTCTCTTTGACGGTATGTATTACGAGTTGACATATAACGGTGATAAGAAAGAATGGTATCTTGATGCATACAAGAAATTTGAGAACAAGGTCATTAGAGGATAATAGTTGTTCAAACATCGGAATCAAGCACCTTAAAGGGTGCTTTTTTCGTACCTAAAGGAGGTAATCCACTATTGAGGATAAGAGAGTCGGCAGGCAGACCCCCACCATATCGGTAGTGTTGCCGTATGAACAGACTAAAGGCAATGAGGCTATCGCAATGTATAACAAATCAGGGCGCACCGCACAGGAATGGCAGGAGTTAATGCTTTATGACATCATGGCGGTGGACGATGAGGGATTGTGGAAGCACATGAAATTCGGCTGGTCGATACCAAGACGTAACGGCAAGTCGGAGCTGCTTATTATGCGTGCGATCTATGGCCTGCAAAATGGTGAACATGTGCTTTATACCGCCCACAGGACAACAACGTCACATTCGGCGTGGGAGAAGATCATCGACCTTATCACAAAAATGGGTTTTCTTGAAAAAGAGGACTTCAAGACCACAAAGCAGATGGGCTTGGAGCGTATACAATGGCTCAAAGGCGACGGACTTATCAATTTCCGTACACGTTCCAGCAAAGGCGGACTTGGCGAGGGCTATGACCTGCTTATCATAGACGAAGCACAGGAATACACCACAGACCAAGAAACAGCCCTAAAATATACCGTCACAGACAGTCGCAACCCTCAGACCTTGATGTGCGGAACGCCGCCAACAATGGTGTCCGCTGGTACGGTTTTTACGAAGTACAGACAAAAGACGATATCGGGCAAAGGCGGTGATGACGGCTGGGCTGAATGGTCTGTGCCGAAGCTCACGAACGCGCATGATCCTGAGCTTTGGTACGCCACTAATCCGTCTTTAGGCACTATCCTCACAGAGCGTAAGATACGCTCAGAGCTTGGCGACCCGAAAGACGATCAGGTTGACGATAACATCCAGCGTTTAGGTTTGTGGCTGACCTATAATCAGAAGTCGGCTATCAGCAAGGGAGAATGGCAGGCACTTTGTATCAACGGTAAGCCCGATATCAGCAGAGAGCTGTTTTTCGGCATCAAGTATGCAAAAGTCACGGATAATGTATCTTTGGCTGTCGCTGCGAAAACAGCAGACGGCAAGATATTTGTCGAGGCTATCGACTGCCGCCCTGTAAGAGAGGGAAACGGCTGGATAATCGCATATCTGCGCAATCCGCATATGCGTGAAACCGTCATTGACGGAGCGAACGGACAGTCTTTGCTTGCGGCGGATATGAAGAACGCAGGTATCAAGCGCAAACCTATCCTGCCGAAAGTCGCTGATGTGATCACTTCGTCAGCAGGTTTTGAGCGAGGAGTATTCGCGCAGAATATTTGTCACGCTGACCAACCTTCCCTTGAACAGGTCATTGCCAACTGTGAACACAGAGCGATAAGCTCAGGCGGAGGTTTTGGCTATACCTCAATTCTTGAGGGCGCCGACATATCACTGCTTGAGGCGGTGGTACTTGCTCACTGGGCGTGCGCTAACTCTTCGGACAAGAAGAAAGTACAGAAAATAAGCTGGTAACAGTTTATTATATATCACCTACACCGCAGGGTAAAGCGGGGAAAGGAAACACTATGGCAGAATTTGAAGCTATAACAACACAGGAAGCCTTCGACAATGCGATAAAGGCAAGGCTCGACCGCAACACGGATACAGTCAAGAAACAGTTTGAGGGTTATATTTCCCCTGACGACTTCAAGACAAAGACAGCCGACCTTAACGGCAAGATCACCGACCTTACAGGCAAGCTTGCGGAAAAGGATACAGCTATCGCAGACCTCACGGCTAAGAACAAGGCATACGAGACCAGCTCGGTAAAAATGAGAATTGCCCACGAAAACGGTATTCCTTATGAGCTTGCGAACAAGCTTTCAGGGGACACAGAAGAAGCTATCAAGAAGGACGCTGAAACATTTGCAAAGTTTATCGGCAAGAAGCAGACAGCCCCTCTTGGTCACGCAGAACACAATCACGCAGACGGCAAGAATGCGGCATATAAGTCGCTGCTTGCAGGTCTTATAAAGTAAAGAAAGGAAGTAATATTTATGCCAGATATTCTCTCAAAGGAAAATAAGTTTGACCCTGTTCTTGTAACAGAACTTTTTGACAAGGTTAAGGGTAAGTCCTCATTGGCTGCTCTTTGCGACCAGACACCTATCGCATTCAACGGACAGAAAGAGTACATTTTCACAATGGATGATGAAGCAGATCTCGTGGGTGAAAACGGCAAAAAGACAAGGGGAAGCGTTGCACTTGCACCTGTGACTATCGTTCCTGTTAAGCTTGAGTACGGCTCACGAATTTCAGACGAATTTCTCTACGCTTCTGAGGAAGCTCAGATAGACATTCTGAGAAATTTCTCTGACGGCTTTGCAAAGAAAGTGGCAAGAGCCCTTGACATCATGGCTTTTCACGGCGTTAATCCAAGAGCCAAGACAGCTTCTACGCTTATAGGTACAAACCACTTTGACAACGGCGTAACTGTGATAAAGCAGGACAGCACGTCACCAAAGACTCCTGACGCTCTTATCGAGGAGGCTATCGCCGCAGTGCAGGACAACGAATATGATATCTCAGGTCTTACAATGGCGCCGTCATTCAGATCCGACCTTGCAAAAATGGTGGACACAAGCGGCAGAAAGATTTATCCTGACCTTGCTTGGGGCAATGCACCGACTTCTATGAACGGCATTCAGACAGTTACTAACAACACTGTTTCGTTCAATTCAAGCAAAGACCTTGCCATTGTGGGCGACTTTGCGAGAGCCTTTAAGTGGGGCTACTCAAAGGAAATTCCACTTTCAATCATTCCGTATGGTGATCCTGACAACAGCGGACAGGACCTCAAGGGCTACAATCAGGTATACATCAGAGCCGAAGCATATATCGGTTGGGGCATTCTCGACAAGTCCGCATTTGCTGTCATTCAGTCAGCTGCTAAGTAAGGGGGCGGCATAAATGGCGGCAGAGTACGCAACTATTGAAGATGTTATAAAGCTTGGCCGAAAGCTCACGGCTGAGGAGCAGGAAAAGGCGGCGGCCCTGCTGCCTGTCGCCTGCGCAAAGCTTTCAACTGCCTGCAAGAAGTATGGCAAAGATCTTGACCTTATGATAGCTGATGAACCTGACGTTGAACTTGTGGCAAAAGATATCATAGTTCGTGCCACACTGAGAGCTGTTGACGCTATAGCGGACAGCTCTCCTGCGACTTCGCAGGCTTCACAATCGGCTATGGGCTATTCAGTATCAATGACCTATCTCAACGCAGGACAGCAACTGTATTTTCTCAGAAATGAGCTGAAAGAACTGGGCGTTATGCGGCAGAGATACGGAGCTATGGAGGTATATGACGTATGAGACTAAGCATCAAGGGCATACCCGTTAAGCTTTCTGTAAAAACGCAGACAGGTATTGACGGCTTTAACAGACCTACATATGAGGTATTTCAGGAAGTTGTCGAAAACGTGCTTGTGGGCGAGCCGTCCGCAGAGGACGTAGTAAACGAGCTTAATTTATCGGGCAAACGCATAGCTTACACTCTTGCGATACCAAAGGGAGATACACACGTTTGGGAAGACACAGAAGTCGAGTTCTTCGGCAGAAAATTCCGCACCATAGGTCTTCCGACAGAGGGCATTGAAGAAAATTTGCCGCTCAGTTGGAACAAGAAAGTCAAGGTGGAACGCTATGAGTAAAGTTAAGATAGAGCTTGACCACAACGCAGTTGCGGCGTTTCTCTGCTCTGCACCTGTTGAAAACATGGTCAAGGGATATGCTGACAGAGCCGTTCAACGTCTTGGCACGGGGCATAAAGCGTATACTATCACATGGACAAGGTACCCGAAAATGCGCCGTAAGGTCGCTATCGTCAAGGCTAAAACCAAGAAGGCTCAGCGTGCTAATCTTAGAGATAACACACTTTTAAAGGCGGTGCTTGGCAAGTGATAGAGAAGATAATTCTTGACTGGCTGGGAGCAAAGCTTAACGTTTCGGCTTATCTTGAAGAACCTAAAAACCCACCAAAAGAGTATGTGCTTATCGACAAGCTAGGCTCGGCAGAGAATGATTTTATCACATCTGCCACCATAGCCGTTCAGAGCTACTCAGCGAGCCTATACGGGGCGGCAGAACTTAACGCAAAAGTTAAAAAGGCTATGTCTGAAAGCGTGTCACAGGGCGATGTATGCCGCTGTGCGTGCACGTCAGACTACAACTATACAGACACGGAAACAAAACGATATCGCTATCAGGCGGTATTCGATGTAACCTACTACGACGAGGAGTGATAATACTATGGCAAACAACAAAGATAACGTATCAACAGGCAAGCCAAAGGTAGGCGGAGCGGTTTTCACAGCGGTCACAGGATCTACACTGCCAACGGATGCAACAACAGCACTTGACGCAGCGTTCAAAAGTTTGGGCTACTGTTCAGAAGACGGAGTAACAAACAGTTCTGGCATTTCTACTGAAAACATCAAAGCCTGGGGCGGAGATATTGTTGACACACCGCAGACAGAAAAAACGGACACTTTCAAGGTAAAGCTGATAGAGTGTACCAATACAGATGTGCTGAAAACTGTCTACAATGGCAGCAATGTTTCGGGCGACCTTGACACTGGTCTGACTATCAAGGTCAACAGCGCAGAGCATGAAGATCAGGCGTTTGTTTTCGATATGATACTGAAAAATAACGTGCTGAAAAGAGTGGTCGTTCCGTTCGGCAAGGTGACGGAGATATCTGACATCACCTACAAGGACAACGAGGCTATCGGCTATGAGCTGACTATCACGGCCACACCTGATGAAAACGGCAATACGCACTATGAGTACATGAAAAAGGGGGAATAACCTATGCTGACAGGTAAGACAGAGAGCGGTTTTGAGTTTGAAATAGAGGAGAAGACCCTTGACGACTATGAATTTATCGAAGCTGTCGGCAAGTGTGAACAGGGCGACCCCATTGCATATGTCAAGGTAGTTGACGCCGCTCTGGGAAGCAAGAAAGAAAAAGCTTTCGAGAAGATAAGAGAAAAGTGCGGCTATGTATCGGCTAAAGAGATAACAAAGCTTATCGTGGAGATTTTCCAGACACCTAAGACAAAAAACTCCTAGTCCTTGCCGCTGTCATGGAGCGCTATCCTGATGAGCTTGATTGCGATATGGCACAGTATTATCACATATACGACTTTAAGTCGCTGCCTGCACGAAAGGTGGCGACTTTTCTTTGTGGCCTTGACAGTTCATCACGGGTCAAGCGCAAACTTAATGATGTTGGCGGTTCGTTTTCTGAAATACTGCTTGCGCTGATATTTGACCGCCTGCAATGGATATGCTGGTCGCAGACAAAGGACGGTCAAAAGGGCGTGAACAGACCGCAGTCCATAGCTGAAAAGCTTATAGGCAAAAGCGAGAGCGACAGCGAGGTAACAGCGTTCCGAAGCGGCGAGGATTATGAGAAAGCGAGAAGAAAAATCTTAGGAAAGGAGGACTAACATGGCAGAAGAAAACGGCACACAGCTAGGCAAGGCATATGTGCAGATAGTTCCGTCTATGCAAGGGCTTGCATCAGAACTGCGAAGAGCGTTCGGGGATAGTATGCCCGATGGTCACAGGTTTGGAAGCTCTCTTGGCGGCAAGGTCGTTTCAGGTTTTGGGAGCACTATCAAAAAGGGCTTTGCACTTGCCGCAAAAGCTGGTATAGCAACTATATCGGCAGCAAGCGCAGGCATAGGCGCTATAGTCAAAAGCTCTGCGAGCGCATATGCGGACTATGAGCAGAACATAGGCGGTATAGAAACGCTGTTCAAGGATAACGCCGATACTGTTGTAAAATATGCCAGTGAGGCATACAAGACCGCAGGAATATCGGCTAATGACTATATGCAGAACGTCACAAGCTTTTCTGCTTCACTCCTACAAGGTTTGGGCGGTGATACTGCACAGGCTGCAGAGATAGCTAATGAGGCTATGGTAGATATGTCGGACAACGCCAACAAAATGGGTACTGACATATCATCTATTCAAAACGCATATCAGGGCTTTGCAAAGCAGAACTACACCATGCTCGACAACTTAAAACTGGGCTATGGCGGTACTGCTGCAGAAATGGCAAGGCTCATCAACGATTCAGGCGTGCTTGGAGATTCGATAAAAGTCGATGAAAAGACCGTCAACAGCGTGTCATTTGACAAAATGATAGAGGCTATCCACAAGGTACAGACCGAACTTGACATCACAGGTACAACTTCAAAAGAAGCGGCAACAACAGTTTCCGGTTCTCTTGGTTCTGTGAAAGCAGCGTGGGCAAACCTTATGGCAGGAATGGGTGACAAAAACGCTGACCTGAAAAATCTTATCAAAGAAATGGTAAGCACAGTAAAGACCTTTGCAAAGAACATTATGCCTGTCATAAAGCAGGCTCTTTCAGGGGTCACAACGCTCATAAGTGAGCTTGCACCTGACATAGCAGCCGAGCTTCCACAGCTTGTGAGCGACCTGCTCCCACAGATCATAGAAGCAGGCACACAGATATTTCAGGCACTTGTAAAAGGTATTTCCGATAATATCGGTACGATAACGCAGGCGGCCATAACAGCCATTACAACTATCGCAACGGCGCTTATCCAGAACACAGGTCCTCTTGTGCAGGCGTTGGCAACTATCATAACCACTATTGCACAGGCTTTGCCAACTATTTTACCAGACCTTACAGAAGCGATAAAGCAGCAAATGCCATTGATATTGCAGGCTATACTTGACAGCTTACCTGCGATAATCGAATGTGCTACACAGATAATCGTAACAATAGCAGAAACATTAGCCAACAATATTAATCTTATTGTTGACGGCGCTGTCAAAATCATTGATACATTAGCAATGTCACTTTCTGATAGTGATACAGCTAAAAAGCTTACAGAAGCAGCATTTAAAATAGTATTTACCCTAACCAAAGAGATAGTAAAAAATCTTCCTGATATTCTTGCCAGCGGCATACTTATAGCTGTTGAAATTGTCAAGGGAATTGCACAAGGTATGGTGGACTTTTTTGCACCTGTTTCAGACGCTTTATCAGACAAACTGCTTGACCTTACAGACTGGTTTTCACGCAAGTGGAACGATTTTAAGGAGTGGGGTTCAGATATGATACAGGCGTTTATAGACGGCATAAAGGAGAAGTGGCAGAGCCTTAAAGACACTGTATGTGACGTAGCTTCAAGCGTTAAAGACTTTCTTGGCTTTTCTGAACCTGACAAGGGTCCTCTTTCAAATTTCCACACTTTTGCACCTGATATGATGGACCTTTTCGCAAAGGGCATAGCAGACAACGAGGACACTATCACAATGCAGTTCAACAGGTCACTGCAACCGCTTATGGATACGGATATCATACCGCCAAGCTTTTTGGCACTCCCCGAAAAGAGCGTGAATAACGGCGGTAATGATACCATGAACAAGATCATCGCCCTCTTAGAGACCTACTTCCCACAGCTTGCACAGCAAGGGAACATTTATCTTGACGGTGATAAGCTCACGTCAAAGGTGGACGGAAAGCTAGGTGAGAGGGTCACAAGCAACGAAAGGAGGCTTGCAAGTGTCTAGTGAATATATAGAATTTGGTGGTAAGAAGTCCACCGATTTCTATTTGGTTATCCAAAAGGACGGCGTTCAGATATCTCAGCCGGAGGAAAACAGGATAGAAGCCACCTTGCCATTTATGAACGGCTTTTATGACTTTTCCAAAATGGCAGGCGAAAGGACGTACAAACAGCGTGATATCACGATAAAATTCAGCCTTTCTGCAAAAGATGAAAACGAACTTTATCACAGAAAATGTGATGTTGTCCGTTGGCTCAGTGGAGCAAAGGACGAGTTGAGGATAAGCTTTCTGACGGACTATCACTTTGTGGGGGCAACGGCTGTGTTTGATACCTCCGCATTTGAGTTCACTTCACGGCGCACCGCTGATCTGACAGTGAACTTCAAAACGTATCCTTTCCTACGTTCTGATGATTACTCAGACATCGGATTTGACGACTTCAACTTTGAAACCGATTATCTGAATTTGACGGATATATCGCTGACAGCGGTCAAGCAGACACGATACGCCCCTCCTGCGACCCTGAAAGTCTATTCATATGCTGATAGACCAATACGCACACGTCTTTCTTACAAGCGCTCAGAGGACGACACAAAGAGTGTGGGCTTCACCTATTTTGCACTTAATGATGAGGAGATAAGTGCAAGCGTATACCGCAACACGGAGAAAGAATTTGACCTTGACGAGCTGACTTTACAGCCTGGTGTGAATACTCTTGCGGCTTATGGCTTCGGTACACTCACGCTCAAACTTTATGAGGAGGCACTCTGATGTTCATAGTAACGATAACAAACGGAGCTGAAAACACTATCATACACAGCGACGGCACAGACCGCATATCAGGCGGCAAGATAGCAAAGTCTATCAACGCTGTGGATAGTTTCAGCTTTACCATATATCCGAACAATGCAGGCTATGATTTCTTGAAACCGCTTACAACGGCTGTCAAGGTTTATGATGAAAACACTGGCAAGGACATTTTTATAGGCAGGGTCTTGAAGTGTCCTGACAGCATGGACGAGAGAGGTCTGATATGCCGTAAAGTCACCTGCGAGGGGCGTTTAGGTTGGCTATATGACAGTGTTCAGCCGTATGTTGAATACAAAATGGTAGGTATATCAACAGTACTTTCTTCGTTCCTCTCCAAACACAATGCACAGGTGGGTGCAGATAAGCGTATAGATCTGGGACAGGTCACTGTTACGGCAAGCAACAACTACACATATACTGCAAATTGGGACAAGACAATGAACGTCATTGCCGACAAGCTTATAGGAAAATTCGGTGGTGAGATACAGCTTCGTGATAAAGACGGCAAGGTATATCTTGACTATTTGGAGAACATAGGACACGGCACAGATACCACCATAGAGCTTGCGGTCAACCTTAAAACCATATCACGGGAAGTCGATGAAACGGCGGTCATAACACGTCTTTACCCTCTCGGCGCAAAGCTTACAGACAGCGAAAAGCGGTTGACCATCGGCACTGTGAATGGTGGCAAGGATTACATAGAGGACAGCTCACTTATCGCAAAATACGGCGTTATAAGCGGTCCGCAGATATGGGACGACGTTACCCTTGCGAGCAATCTTCTTAGCAAGGGCAAGGAGTATCTTAAATCTGTCAATCGTGCGAAAGTGCAGTATCAGATAACAGCACTTGACCTCTCGAGAATAGACAAACACATTGAGCAGTTTGAACTCGGCTGTTGGTACAGAGTAAAAAATAGTCTTATGGGCATAGACGAGGATTTGCGCATTGTGGGTATATCCATAGACCTTGACAATCCGCAGGCTTCACAGTTGACCTTCGGTGACCGATTTGAAACCCTTTCGGGCTTTATGACAGCGAAAACACAAAGCCTGCAATCTGCTATAGATAACTCTGAATTCAGAAATCGTCAGGTGATAGACAGCAAAATAGAGAATGCGACTAAACTTATCACAGGTGCAGAGGGCGGCAATGTTATTCTTGACCCACCAACAAAGCCAAGACGTGTTCTTATAATGGATACTGACAATATCGACACGTGTAAATCATGTATTCAGTTCAATCTAAATGGCATGGGATTTTGGAAGTCATCAGACGGTGGCTCTGCCAAAGAGGGTCCGTACACAAAAGCATGGACGATAGACGGAAATCTGATTACAGATTTTATTACGGCAAAGGTGCTGACAGGGCTTAAAATCAATAACGGCTCAGGTACCTTTTCGGTATCTGAGAACGGACACATTATCGCAAAGGCGTTGACTATGCTTGGTGGAAACATCAACATAGAAACAAACAGCAAGGATAATAGTGTTATAAAGCTATCCTACAAAGAATGGACGCTGGAACTTTCACCGCTTCAATGGGTGCTAAAAAACAGTACCATAGGCGGACACGTTGCTTGTCAGGCAGGAGGAGTTTTCCTATATTGGAATGACGAACTAAAGGTGAATATTGACAGTAACTCAGGCGATATCCGCACATATGCAGGCGGCAAGGCAAGCTTCTTTCTTGACACGAACAATCACTCCGTCAGTGTATATGATGAGAATGAAAAGCGACAGATATACCTTGAGGGCAACACGGGCACAGTTTATGCAAAGAATTTTCAGCAAACTAACTAAGGGGGCAAATTTATGGCAAACATAGACCTTTCACAATTTATAGAAACTGTATCAACAGCATTTGAAGGCAGACAGGTAAGGCAGGCATTTGTGGACGCACTGACGGCGGTGCAGACGGCGGTAAACGAGTTAGATCAGACGATAATCCAGCATAAAACAGCTACACAGGTTGTATCATCAGCAACTCCTACTGTGGCAGTACCGCTGGATATAGACGGCGACCCTGCACAGATAATTGTCACTCTCCGACAGGACGATACACCGACGCCATATCAGAATTTCTGCGTTCATGTAGCTAAATTCAATGGTAAATACAATGCGGTTATTTGCATGGGGCCGTCCGCTGGCTCTAGCACAGTCAGCGTGCCTGCTGGAACATATCGTGTAGACTATATCGTGATAGCATAGAGGGGTGATTAAATGACGATAACGCTAAACACAGATTACGATGTAACACTGAACACAGCCCTTTTGGGCTATGTTGGTGAAACTAATGCACGTCCCGTATCTGTCGAGGGCATGGAGATAGACGGCGCAGACCGCTATGTAATGACGATAGACTACGGCGACGGCGTGACATATGAGGTCGATATTACAGGCGGACAGTGGACACCTACGGCTGATATACTGCGTTCAGCGCAGACAGTCAGCTGCCAGATAGCAGCAAAGAAACTGTCAGGGCAGGAATATATCCTAGTAAAAAAATCACGCATTTTCCGCCTGAGAATAGGTACAGCAATCGGTGATACGGCTATCCCGTCACCTGATGTGGCGATGGACGCACTAGACCGCATAGACGCCATAGGCAGACAGGCGCACGCAGATATGCAGACAGCCGTCACCGCCGCAGAAACGGCAACTACGGCGGCAAATAACGCCGCTAAATCTGCCACAGCCACAGAGAAATCAGCCGACACGGCAACGCAGGCGGCGAAACGTGCTGAGACCGCACAGGCATCTGCAGAGACGTTCGCTACGCAGGCTGAAACGGCTAGACAGGGTGCAGAAACCGCACGCGCTGAGGCGGTCACAGCACAGAATAATGCTAAGGTATCCGCAGCCCAAGCATCAACGGCAGCACAGCAGGTCGAAGCCGACAAGACAATAACGGCTGGTTATGCCAAAACCGCTAAGACCTGCGCTGACAGCACTGCAGCAGACAGGCAGGCGGTGCAGGAAATGGCAACGCAGGTGACGGCTGACAAAACTACAGTGGCAGAAAACGCCGCTAAGGCCGCAGAGGACAGAACTGCTGCTGAAACCGCCGCGCAGACAGCACAATCCATAGCTGATAGTCTGCCAGAGGATTATGTTACGGCTGTTGGAAAAATCGCTGAGAACACGGCTGAAATTTCTGCGGTAAAGCTGACGGACAAGGAGTTACAACGCAGGGTAAATGCGTTATATGACATAGGTCAGGGTGTGACACATAAATTTGAAACTGATACGGATACGGCATACGTTAAGACTATTCCTACGGGCGGTAAACTGATGTCGGTGAAAAATATTGGTGGTAGGTCTATCATGTGGAATCAGCTGGTTAAACCAGTACCCACTGTAGTCACACAAGCGGGTGTAAAATTTACGTTTTCTAACGATGGTATTATTACATTGAATGGAACGGCTACCACAACAGGTAATGCAGTTTCTCTGCAATCCGTTAAAAATCAAAAAGGACATAAATATCTAATGGTTGCAAACCCATTGTCAGGTGTTTATGGAAAAGATCAATTGCAGTTTAGTTCGCAATCATATGGACAGGATTCTACAGGCCACGGGACTATAATCACAAATGAAAGTAGCAATGAAAAATGGTACTACACGTTATATGTGTATGAGGGCGTTACATATGATAACGTTAAACTACAACCACAGATTTATGACCTCACCGCCATGTTCGGTTCGGGAAACGAGCCCACAACTGTGGAAGAATTTGAGAAAATGTTCCCTGCTGATTACTACCCATATAACACTGGGGCAGTTGTCAGCGCTGGGGTGACAGAGGTCGCTGTGGGTGATACCGCCTACCCAATTCCCGAAGCAATCCGCAATCTGCCTGGCTACGGCTGGTCGGCAGGAACGGCACGAAATTACGTTGATTACGAAAATAAACGATACGTTCAGTGCGTGAACAGCGTTGATTTGGGGACGTTGACGTGGGTTGTGAGTCCCACTGGAAAAGTAAATTTTCAAACGTCGCAGGTTATAGGGCAAAAATTGACAAAAAGTTATAGCATTGCACCAAATTTCATGTGTTTAAAATATTCGACAAAAACGCAAGATGAATTGTGGGGCAAACCCAATGTGATAGGCATAACAGCTGCTGCAAAAGGCGAGTACACATATAGAACTATCTCAGGTCTTAATTGAAAGGTTGTGTAGAAAATGCTCTACACAGCCTTTCTTCTTACATAATACTGCTTGAAATCAGCCGTTGCGGTTGCTGTCACGACGTTGAAGCGGAAGTGAATATCCACCTGCTGAGTGCGGTTTGCCCTTCCGCCTTCGGGAGCGTGAACAACGATCCTGTCAATCAGTTCGTGCATGATCTCAGGGGTAAGCTCCGTGAACTCCTCATACTTCTTGACGATACCCACAAAGTTCATCACATCGTTTTTCTTCTGCTCCTTGCGGCTGATCGTTTCGGAGAGCTTGGCTGCATCGGCTTTCAGCTTGCTCTGCTCCGTTTCATATCTTGCCGACATCGTAGCGAAACGTTCATCGGAGATCTTACCCGACACGTTGTCCTCATACAAACGCTCGAACAGGTCATCAAGCTCATTGATACGCTTTTCTGCAACTCTCAGTGCCTTTCTTGCGGTCTGCATCTCACTGTCTTGTGTCGTTGCGGAGTTTTCCATTGCCCTGCGGACAAATTCGTCCTCATTGTTCCTTACAAATTGCGAGAGCTTGTTCAGCTCACCGAGGATAATTTCGGTCAGTACACAAGTCCTGATATAATGGGCAGTGCATTCGTCCGAATCGTGTGCGTAGGTGGAACACATCATATGCTCCTGATTAGGCGATAAGGTCTGCGCCCTGCCGACATAGAGAGTGTTACCGCAGTCCGCACAGTAGACTATTCCTGCAAAGGGACTTACCGTACCGCTTTTCTGCCTTCTTTTCTTGTGACTGCGTATCTCCTGCACAAGGTCAAAATCGTGCTGAGAAATAATAGGCTCGTGAGTGTTTTCAGTGATAAGCCAGTTCTCTTTCGGATTTTCATACAGCTTCTTATTCTTGTAGGACTTACGATAGGTCTTGTAATTGACCGTGTGTCCGAGGTATTCCATTCGTTCGAGTATATGAACGACCGTTGCCATTCCCCAATGCTTTGTTTTAGCGTTCTGATTGCATACGTTCATACCTTTGGAACGGTAATATGCTGTCGGTGTCGGTATGCCGTCTGCAGTCAGGATATTTGCGATCACGGTCGGACCGTTTCCCTCAATGCAGAGCTGAAATATTCTCCTTACCACAGCGGCAGCTTCTTCGTCAATGACCCATTGGTTTTTATCCGTTTCGGACTTCTTGTATCCGTAAGGCGGGTGCGTGGCAAGGGGCTTGCCTGCCTGAGCTTTTGCTTTCTGGACGGCACGGATTTTCTTGGAAGTATCACGAGCGTACCAGTCATTGAAAATATTTTTGAAAGCCATCAGCTCATTTTCGGATTTTAAGGTATCCACACCGTCATTGATCGCAATGTAGCGGACATCATAATCAGGGAACACCATTTCGATCAGTTCACCTGTTTTCAGGTAGTCACGACCGAGTCTTGAAAGGTCTTTTGTAATCACGATACCGACCTTGCCGTCCTCAATGTCAGCCATCATTGCTTTGAAGCCGTCACGTTCAAATGTTGTTCCCGAAATACCGTCATCCACATAAAACTTGGTGTTGCGGAAACCATTGTCAGCGGCGAACTTTGAAAGGATCGCCTTTTGGTTAGTAAAACTATTGCTCTCCCCGTGAAGCATATCTTCCTGCGAGAGACGGCAATAGAGTGCTGTAATTTTGTCTGTCATTATTTCCTCACTTTCCGACAAAAAAACAGCAGGCTATGATATACTCAGAAAGTCGGGAATATCAAGCCTGCCGTTATCTGTTCACGCAGACTTTTCTATCTCACGGGCGATAAGCCGGTTGATAATATCTTCCAGACTTTCATCTGTATCTGAATTGAAACTGATCTTGACACGATAAGTTGTCAGACCGATACGGTACTCCGAATAGGAGCAGTCTACCTTCTCTTTCTCTATGGTAGTAGTTGTCTCTTTCAATTGTCTCCTTTCCGCTTGCGATTATCTATCTCTACACGCATAGCTGATGTTGCAGGGCGTTACTCCTGCACAATAACATTATAGCGCGCACCGCCGAGGTTTGTCCATTGGTATTGCGCCCAAACTTTTTGTCTCTGATTTGTGCGCGTAGGACACTGTTTCGGACGGTACGGCTACAATCGTTTTGTTGTCGGAATATATGTTACTCCGAGTAGGAATGATTACTTTCAGAAAAGCTCATCTGCTTGCCGTACTTCTCGGCAGAGCTATCGTCAGCCAGCTCACCGATCTGCTCATAGGTCATACCGCTTGCAGTCAGCTTACTGATAAGAGTATGCTCCGTTGTCACAGTATCGACAAGCTCCTGTCCTTCCAAGCCGTAAAGCTCAGAGAGCATATCGTAAGCGATCTGCTTGCTTTGCATAATGATCTTACGCTTACGTTCAAGGGCAGCTCTCACAGCCTTATCAGCGTTGTCAATCTTAGCCTGGTTGTCGTTCAGATTTCCACGCATTCATTTCACCTCACTTCATTTGGTATCGTAGGATACTCACATACCCCACGGTAATATTATAGCGCGCATCGAAAGCGTTTGTCTATTCGCAGTGCGCATGAACTTTGAGTAAATTTTCAAAATTCCCCAGTGTAAAATGGCGGCACTCTTACAGCCAGTGACCGCAGGAGAATAACGCTCTCCTACATATCAATACCAATATTTTCAGCCATTCGTTAAGTACCATCGAGATATTCTCCGTTATGCACAAACAGGCTATAAAAAATTCAGTAAAAGATTTCGCAGACTATGCTTAACGAAGCCGTGATTATTTTGGTAATAACTATTGAGAAGGATTTTCACCAGATTGCCGCACTCCCAGCACGATAACTGCGCCGTACCAGTTTAGAATATTGACACCGATGATGATTGAGAGCATCACGCTGGAGCGTGAGCGAGATACCGCCGACCGAAGCGGCGGTGAGAGATGTCGCATTCGCTCCACGAATTCGCTGACGGAGCATCGAAAGCCTGAGCAGAGAGATAAGCTCAGGCGGAAAAAATATGCGCCATAGCGCAACAAAAATAACAAGCATTGTATTTTGCGCCGCACAGCGAGCGAAAATACCAAATGCTTGTTGGGGACACCCCAAGCCCCGAAATGACCGCACAGCGGTCATAAAAAAATCGGCTTACGCCGAAATAAAGATAAAGGAGACACCACTATGGAAACCGAGAAAAAGAAGCGTGGCAGACCGCCCAAGCACAAGGCTATGGAGTTCGAGGGCATGACTTATGAGGGAGCTATCAATAATGCTCTGGACAAAGAGGTTGCTGCCGAGCTTGACGATACCCTTGCACACAAGTCCGAGGACGAGCTTTCCAACGATGAACGCAAGTACCTGAAACGCAAGAGGGAGAAGAAGTCCTACACGCTGAATGTTCGTTTCACGGAATCAGAAATGCAGGATATTCTTTTGAAGTGTGAGCAGTACGGTTACAAGAACAAGACCGAGTATATCCGTGATTGTGTTCGGGCGAGGGTTGATCT